CGGTCCAACTCTCTGTTGAAACCAATAAAAAAAGGATCCTTAAAAAGATCCAATGACCATGTACTTACCATTTTTCCTCCTTGTTAAGCGAGTCATTTTAAGTACCCCCCTTTGGGCAGGTACCTATATATTATAGCATATTAATAGATATACTTATCTTTTTTTATTATTTTTTTTCTAAATTTTAAAAATAATATTAGTTTAATTTTATTAATTATTTTTTTCATTTTGCCTTCTTTCATAAAACATATCTGCCCAATACTTATGTATTACCAATCCTTTATGCCCATCGGCTTTTGTTAAATTTTCTGTTACGCTTCTTGTTGGATCACTATATTGTTCATACTTTTTTAATATAATATGATCAATATTTTTCATATTTAAGGAAAAATAATTATCAAATTTATAATCTATAAAAATATTTTCTTCATATTCCCACCATGTTGACCATAAAAATTTTATGTTTAGGTTAATACAAAAAGACTCAAGAAATCTTAACAAGATAATAGCATAAATATGAGCATTCATAAAATCTGAATCTGAATATTTTTTTTCATCTAATATCATCGTTAGCATACCCAGATGATTTTCAAAACTACATATAACTCTTGATGTTTCTGGCATCAATAAAAATACTTCATCTGGTTTTCCAAAATTATCAATATATTCTAAAAGTATTAAAATTTGTGATGCTATCCCTTGACCTGGTACGGCAATATTAAAGTATCCACTTAACTTTTCATCTTGATTTATTTTTTTATAAAGAATATAAGCCCAAGCATTTTCTAAACTATCTCCTTGTCCTTGGGTTTCTGAACACCCCATAAAAAGTATATGTTTTCCATTATGATCTTTAGTAAATTTATCACTTCTAAAAAAATTTTCATTATATTCATGCCACTCATTTTCTGGATACAATTTTTTAAAATCACCATTTGTATTTGATAAAGTTTTTTGAGTCCAAAAATTTATATCTTTTGTTGCTGCTTCTATTTTTTTAATGTATGACTTTTGCATTGTAAGTGTCCTCCCATAATTTTATATCTTTTTTATCATTCAATAAAGGTTGTCCTTTTATATTTAAACTTGTATTTAATAATATTGGAACACCTGTCATAACATACCAATTTGATAATACATTATATAATCCTGGGTGTTGTTCTTTATTTACTGTCTGAACTCTTGAGGTACCATCCTTATGAACTACGGCAGGTATCTTGTCTGGCTGTAAACATTTAACTGCATATTGCATGTATGGACTTGTAAAACTCATATCAAACCATTTACTTGCATGCTCTTCCATAACTACTGGAGCAAAAGGCCTAAACGATTCTCTTTTTTTAATAAGATTAACTTTATCTTTTATAGTAGGATCTCGTGGATCTGCAAGAATACTTCTGTTTCCCAACGCTCTTGGACCGTATTCAGCCCTTCCTGTTGCTACCGCAGCAATTTTATTTCTTATTAATTCTGTAATTATGGCTCCCACTGGATATTCTCCGCCAAGGTCATGGCCAAGATACGGATGCTGCCAATTTATATGGCTTCCATAGGCTGCTGCAGCCGCTCCAAGCGATGATCCAGCATCACCTGGGTTAGGCATAATCCAAACATTATCAAACATTCTCCAAAGCATCGTATTGGCTGCACAGTTAAGGGCACAACCACCCATAAAAACAAGGTTACGCTTACTTGTAAGTTTTTGCGCCATGGCCATAAAATTAACTAATCTTTCTTCGTATACCCTTTGAACAGCAGCAGCAATATCAAATTGCTCACGGTGTCCAATATGTTCATTCCAATCATTTATTCCTTGATGGAAATTATATTTTTGTTTATTTATATCTGGAAAATATTCTTTTACTTTAAGATAATATCTTGTCCAATCTCCATAGGCTGCCATGCCCATCATAATATATTCTTCTTGATTTGGTGTGAGTCCAAGCAACTTAGTGAATGCTGAATAAAACAAACCAAAACTAAAAGGATAATTATTTTTATATACTTGTTTTATTTTAGATCCTTCGCCAACCCAAATAGTAGAAGTGTTATATTCTCCAATTGCATCAAGAACTACTATAACAGCATCATTAAAAGAACTTGTGTAGTAACCTGCAGCAGCATGAGAGCGATGATGGCTAAAATATTTTGTTGGTACTCTTTTGCCAAACATATTGTCAACCATATATTTTGGCTTCCAGTCACCAAAACCACCTTTTAATAAAAGCCTTGATGCTTTAAGTAATGGTTTTTCATAGTAAGCAATTTGATCTGGAAAACCATATTTTAATGCATCACCAAGCAAATCATTATTAATATACCAATCGTTCTTATTCTTAGTATATCTTTCAGCATGTCCTGCAAAAAGTATATCTCCGTTTTTTATTAAAGATACTGATGCGTCGTGTGATGTTTCATTAATTCCAAGTATTATCAATTTATCTCCTTAAAATAAAACAGGGATGTCTGTTAGAACATCCCCATTTTATCATAATGATATTAGAGCATCTGTTGCGGAGTTCCGCCACCACCAGACTTCTTTTTAGAAGCCTTCTTTACTGGAGCCTTAACATTCTTAAGTGCACTCTCGATATCTTTTACCTTTGGCATTCTACCAAAAGCCTTGTCGTTTGGATTAACTGCTCTTGCTGCTACTGGAATAAGAGCACCAACGAGTGCTGCCCAAAGATCTTTTGGATCTGTTACTCCAGATACATAAAGAGCAGATGCAGCACCAACTACAGAACGAGCATATGATGCAAGCATTGCTTTCATTTTTGCGTCCATTTTTTTCCTCCTAGGATATGAACTTAGTTATGGCATCGTAACCTAGCCATAATCCAATTATACCAGCAACTCCAGCAAACACTGGTGGCGCTGGAACTGGTAGTTTAAATGCTGCAAATACTACTCCACACCCAAAACCTGTTAAAACTGAAAATATAATCTCTTTCATAGTTCATTTTCCTTTATTTTGTCTAGTGGTGTTGGTAATGTTACCAGCGTTCCACACTCTTTACATGTACCGTCCAAAAAATATAAGCCTATCTCATAGTCTGTTGGATCAAATTGAACTACTGCATTGAAGTATACGCACCCGCATTCTGGGCATTGGCATGTTGGTATTCCTCTTGCATTAATCATTTGGGATATCTTTTGGGTATATTTCTTGCAACTTGTTAAATGCTTTTCTAAATCTTTGGATAGATAAATCATTAGGATTTTCTAAATCATATTCTATAGAATCTTTATATTCTAGTAATGCTAGGTGAACCTCTTCTATATATTTATATGCGATATCACGTGTTTCATTTATGAAAGATAGAAGATGTTCTTTTTCAACAAGTCCTTCGTCTGGTCTTTGACTTAACCGCTCAATGTCCCTGATTGCTTCATTTAGTGCAATAATTAATTGCATATTAAGATTTTTTAATCTAAATATAAATACAGACAAAGATGTTAAGGCAATAAATACAACTAAAAAAATTATAAACTCAAGCATTTTTTACCTCGTGTGTTGGCCAATAATATTTACAGGGTTCTTTGCGTTCAGGACAGCATGGTACATTGTTAAAACTTGTAACTGCATATTGAAACGGCGCATATAATAATGGATCTTTCTTAAATAGATTTGCACGATGAGTAGTTACAATACGCAACAACTTGCTTTCGTCCTGAAAATATTCTGGCATAGTATTGCCCCAATCATCCCAACACATGTCTTTAAGTTTGTTAAGATTTGCTTCATTGTTTTCAGTCTTAATACCACGAGACTTTGCTTCGGCAATCATGGCTTGTACATAAGACCATAGCCCTCGCTCAAAACCTTTCCACATAAGAACTGCTGGATGATTACGCCAGCCACCTGTAGGAGACTTGCCAGACAATACATTTAATATCTGATAACACTCAAGAATTTGTTTATTAAGACGCTTACTATCTAATATGGCAGCAGAAACATGGTAATCTGATTGTGGTAAAAATGTTTGCATTGTGTAACCTTTCTATATCCAATATTTAAGTATAGCAGTTATGGCTAAAATTGTCCAGAGGATATTAAACCAAATTAATGTTGGTATAGTCTTTACTGTAGAAGACCATATAAGCATTAAACTTGATACCAGCGCAAAAATGTAAAGCCACCACAGTTGCTTATCAAATAGTAGTCCTGGAATAATGATCACTGCCTTAGCAACAAAAGCAAAAAACTCAACAGTATTTGGTTTATTCCAATATGATTTTTTAGTCATACCCTTAAGGGCATAATACCAATCTAATTTAATTTTCATTTAATCCCTCCAAAAATTCCCTATGATCAGAACACTCTGCTATTTTATAATTTTGATAATTTCTATAATACTCATGCATTTCTAGACCTTTGCCATAATCTGATGAGTTTTCTAAATAAACTTTAGCAATGTTTTTATTAATTGTGTTATGTGCAGACCCTAAAAAAATCCAACTATAAGATGTCCAGAATGGATCTGAATCAAAAACATTGGGCATTCTATATTGCCATTTATTAATTTTTTCTTGTAGAGTTTTGGGCGCATTTTCATATGAAAATTTTTTCCAAAACTCTGTATCATCTCTTAAAGTCATATAGTGAAAATATATAAAATCCGAAATAGAATTATTCATACTTACTATATGATCATTATACTCGTCTCTTATTGATTGAGAATTTTCAAAAATCCATAATGGATTATTAAACAATCTGGTTAAACCTACAATACTTACCCAAATAGATGTAGCCTCTAGTGGCTCAACAAAATTTGCTGCTAATCCTATTGCTACACAGTTATTGATCCACGGCTCTTCGTAACATCCAGCACTAAACTTAAAACCACCCTTGTCTTTTCTTGGGTAGGTTGGTTCATACCCTAAAAATTCTTCTATCTCTTTAATAGCATCTTCTTCAGATATAAGAGAAGAGTCATATACATACCCGCATCCAAATCTTGTTTGAAGTGGTATCTTCCACATCCAGCCGTACTTCATTGCAATTGCCTCTGTATACGGTGGAATCTTATCCGTCATCTCAATAAAAAATGGAACTGCGGAGTCTACTGGAAGAAAGTCTTTATAACTTTTCCACTTAGCATTATAAACTTTTCCAATAATAAGTCTATGGAATCCACTACAATCAAAAACAAAGTCACATAAAATGTTTTCATTGTTATCTAAAGTTAAACTACTTACATTATTATTGCTATCTAATGAAACATTTTTTATTGTTCCATCAATTAGTTTAATGCCTCTTTCTAACCCTATTTCTTTTAATCTATTTGCTAATTTTGTAGCATTAAAATGTACGGATACCTGTCCTACTTTTTTATAGTCAAATATAGGATTTTTTTTAGCAACAAAACCAAAGTCTATTTTTTTGTCCTCTAAAATAAAAGGCACTTTATTTTTTTCTGAAATTTTTTCTGTAAAGTCTATTTCTTTTAGGTTATCATTTAACGATATGCTTGCCAACATTAAAGAACTATTAGAGAGAAACATGTCAGACATAGGATCAAGTCCCAAATTTCTATCTTTTGTAGAAAATCCATGATAGTAGAAGTGTCCATCATTATTCCAATTTGTAAACTTAATTCCGTTTTTTATAGTTGCATCACAGTTTTGTATTAAGTCTGACAATGATATATTTAGATGATCAAAAAAATCAACAAGGTACGGAGTAGAACCTTCTCCTGCTCCTAAAATTCCTATATCAGATGACTCTATTACTGTTATATTTAAATTAGGATAAGATCGTTGTGCTTTAAGTGCTGTAAGCCATCCAGCAGTACCGCCACCAACAACGACTACACTTTTAGACATTATTCTTCGCCACCTTCACGAACCAACAATACGATTGCTCCGTTATCTTCAAGGGCTTTCTTTGCCCTTACCATATATTCTACAGCATGACGTTTATCTTGGTCTCCCAATGCCATAAAATCTTTTTCAGAGGCTTTAATAGTAATAAAATTATCATTATCTATAATAGTTAGTTTAAATCCTTTAGGGCAAAAATGATTTAAAGATCTAAAAGCACGAGCCATTTCTTGCGTATACACTATTTCCTACCCCATTGTATTTTATTCCATCCACGCTCATGAAAATAATAAAGAATAGTCTTAGTGATAACTTCTAAACTTGCTATACTTGCAGCAACCACTGGCTTTTTAGTAATAAACCAAGATATGATAAATGTATCCGCAGTTCCAACCATTCTCCATGTAATTGCTTTAATAGCAGATCTAGATTTTGTTGCGTTCATGAAGGCCACTCCATATTATTTGGACCATCAGAAATAAACTTCCAGACTTTAGATGCCCATTTCTTTACGCTTTTGCGTAGCCGATATAGCATGAATCTCCGCCCCCAAATCTACTTGTTCAATTTTATACCCGACATCACGGCCATAAACAATGTTGGTAATGTTTGGTAATCTTAGAATTAATGTATTTTTAAAAGGATTGTCTTGTTTGATATACCCTGCCACTTCATTATACATTAGTGGATCTTTTTCAGATGTCTTATAAGTATTTCTTACACCAACTAATACTTGATCAGTTCTTTTGTGTGCCTCGTTTTTAAGAGCCTGATGACCCTCATGCCAAGGTTGATATCTGCCAAGTTGCAGAGTAGTAGGAGCAGACCAATCAAACAAACCACAGGCCTGTATTACTGTG